ATCCTTATGGGGACTACCTTATGGTAGTATGGATGTATCCCAAAAGAAGATGGGTGATAGGACTTATCCTATCTATACCATCCCTGGGTGCCCCTATAGATTTACTAATATAGGGGAGCAAGGTAATACGGGTAGCCGATTAATGTTGGAGTACTGGATATCTGGTGGGGTAACCTACCGACATGTCCGTTACGTCGACTGGTATTGGCAAAACGATTACTTCGTATTCCACTGGTCTTATTCGAATAACCCTGACAGTGCTTCTCCTCAGTATTATAATCGGTCTGCTATCACGCAGATACGATTTACACCGATGGGAGGCCTTCAGGTGCGGAGGAGTACCACGGCGAAGTACTATCAGCCTACTAGGTTTACGTTTGATGACGTATATCCTACAGGCAAATGGTATGATTCTCCGTGGTATCGAATCTCCGGCAGCGCTGTGAGTCCGACCGAAATTGTTGAGAGTACTCAACGTACACTCACTTCGTTCGCGGCTCGCATAGATCACTCTCTCCCACCCGTTCCGAGTGAGATGTGGGGTGATCTCGCTGATTCTTCGATTCAGAACGCTAGAGCGCTAGACATTAATAGTCTAGCCTACGCCGCCGATTTCCTTAAGCTTAAACAATCCGTTGGGACAATTTTGTCCTTATTACGCGGAAAGTTTAAACCTAAGGATTTAGCTTCTGCCTGGCTCGAATTCAAGTACGGCCTAAGGTTAACTTTTGCCGACTCGAAAGAACTAGGTACAGCTATCGGTCGTACCATAGCGAAGCCTAAGAGTAAGAAATCTTACTCTGTTTGCCGCGCTATGGATACTAGCGAGTCCATCATTTCTAAGTCCCCGTTAAGGGGATCTATGGTATCCGATAAGTACTACTACAAGGTGTACTATCGACCCGTAGATGACGCATTTTTGTCACTTATACGGAGAATGATGGATTGGGACGTCGCTCCTACCTTACAAAACATATGGGATTTAATTCCATTATCTTTTGTAATAGACTGGTTCGTAGACTTTGAACGAACGTTGAATCGTATCGACGCAAACACGTATGCGAATACATTACGTGTGCTAGGTACGATCAAGACTCGTAAATCTACTATCAGCTCTATTCCAGCTACATGTATCATGTCGCAGGATGGTAGGATTGTATGGTCCGGGGATCTTACTCTAGAGATTTACAAACGAAATCTTCAGAGAGACCTCGACCTCCCCTTATTCCGTTCCGGTTCACCGGAGGAGTTCCACAATCAAGCGGAACTTCTCGCTATCATCGTACAACGACGGTGATAGATATCTTTAAGCGTGTGTTTAAAGCACGCAGAAAGGAGGCCAACTATGGCCAAATCTATCGTGTACAATCGTACCGATACAGCGATTCCGGGTGTACCGTCATTGACTATTCCTATCGGTTTAGTCAATTACGGAGCAGACTTTGCGGTTAAGGAGAATTCGCCTGGACAGGCGATCATCACTAACCTCACAAGTCCGACCGGTCGTGAGGAGAAATTTAGGTTTGCGATGTCTGACATCAAAGATGTCTATCGTAATACCAATATTGACCCCTCTGTCTATGCCCCTTCTCGAAGGGGTATATCTGTCCTTAGTCAATTAGTTGACACTTGGACGATTATAGACAGTAACGACCCTTCATACGAAGTTAGCCTTCCTATGGAAGGACACATCGTATTGAAGATACCAGCCAATGAGAATATAACGGCTGATATGGTCTTAGCCTTCGTTGGTCGTGTGTGTAGCGGTCTGTTTAATACAGGCGTTAACACAAGTGACCGACTAAGAGCTATGCTAAGAGGCAGTCTCCTCCCTACTGATGTGTAAAGGAGGAGTACTATGTCTCACCGGATCAACCAGATTGTCTCAATCTGGGAAGACGTCGAACGACTCGTTCGGCGCACGACCATCCATCGCCAATCTATCCCACTAGAAAAGTCGAATCTGCGCACAGCGCAAGATGCGATTCTTCTTTGGGAGATGGCGTTGGTTGACCTCACGACTCCTTTCGGTTCACCACCAGTGTGGAACCTTCTTCAGCACGTGCAATATGTGTTGAAGACGGATTTATTCCAACTGGTTTCGATGCTTAAAGACGCTGACCGTTTCCTCTTGCAAAATTGCATTGAGGACTCGAAAGCATCTTACGATGACTTTAAACATCATCTCGCATCTAATGGTTGGCCAGGTAGTGGGAGGATAATCTTCCCACTTAGGAGTCTGATCGATGAGTGGTCCCTAGAAGGGGACACTTGCACCTTTCGCCTATTGCATACCGCCTTTGTCTTTCTACTTCGTCTATCTCTCAGAGATATGACAGATTTAGAAGAAAAGGCAATGCAAGACTACTTAGCTAATGAATCCTCTCTCCTTTCCGATGGTTTTACCATGGAAGAAGCAGAGATATTGGCTAAGTGGTTCCCTAGGGAAGGCGATGTACGGTATTCGCCATTATATTATAGTGGCGACTTCCGACATGGCCCGGGTGCTACCGCAGATGCTGGCCGATCTCTTGCACAAAAGTACAAGATGATTGGTTCAGATCAGTGGACAGCATTCCTTGATAATCGTTTAATCGATCATCAAGTCCCCCGCGAACGACATTCTTTTTCAAGAATGGCGCGCGTGGTGTTTGTACCGAAGTCTGTTTCAGCTCTCCGTACTATTTGTATGGAACCTGCAACATTACAATGGTACCAACAAGGGTTCTTTAGGAATATCAGTCGGTATATTGACCGTCACTGGTACCTAAAGAGGCGAATTTCACTTGATAACCAAGAACTGAATCGTGAACTAGCATACGTCGGATCCTTTGATGGAAGTTATTCCACCATAGATCTTTCGGCAGCTAGTGATTCAGTCTCTTGGGAACTAGTGAAGAGGTGGTTCTCCCACACAGCACTACGAGAAATCTTTTGGGCAACACGCTCTAAACGAGCGGAGTTACCTGACGGATCAATCGTAGACCTAAACAAATTCGCTCCAATGGGATCAGCATTATGCTTTCCTGTGGAGTGTCTTGTTTTTGCTGCGATGGCAGAAGCATCGATCATGGAGGTTGGAGAGCGTCCCTACACGTCAAATTACCGTGTATACGGCGACGACATCATCATTGAGACTCGTTTCGCACACGCCATGATTAAGCGTTTGGAAACGAATGGTTTCTCCGTAAATACGGAGAAGTCGTACACTTACACCAATAGTTCCCTAATTTATAGGGAATCTTGCGGTGGTGAGTACCTCAATGGGGATGATGTCACTCCAGTACGACTATCTCGCTGGTTTAGCGGGCTTAGCTATACTGTTGCTGACGCGTCGACAGTCGAACGTTTGATTGATCTCGCAAACGATTGTTATAATCGTTTACCGACAGTCAGACTTTGGATCATCCGTGCTTTAGGGAACCTAAAGCCGGGATACAAAGTTCCTTTTAGTTGTGACGGAAGTAAAGGACTTTTTAGTCCTAATGCTACCAATCACCACATAAAGGAGATTCGGTATTCATCTTCTTATCAAGAAAATGTTTACCGTGCCGGGGGTACAAAGGTTTGTTACCCACCCGACAATCCTGACGACGAAGATATTCGATTATACGAATATCTGAGATTAACTCAAACACGGCCGCGTCTTCTGTTTCCAGAAGATGCTGTCCATGTTCGGCTGACTCTCCCTGACAGTACGAAGTGGTCAAGTCGAAACCATTTCGACCTACACCCGTAGGGTCAAAGAGAAG